GCAGAAGTAGTAGCATTTTTAACTGAAAAAATAGGAAAATATCAAGAAGGTAAAGGAAAGGCTTTTTCTTATTTTTCTATTGTTGCTAAAAATTATCTTATTATACAAAATAATGCAAATTATGCAAAATTAAAAATGCGTAGCGAACCATCTGAAATAGATGCTAATAGAAATATTAGTGCAGAAGTATCATTAAATGATCATCAAGAATCGTTACGAGATTTTACTAATCTATGGGTGGATTGGTATGATACTCATATTAATACAATATTTGTTAATAAACGCGATATCATTGTAGCTGATACAATACTTGAATTATTTAGAATACGAGAGAATATAGAAAACTTTAATAAAAAAGCGTTATATATTCTTATAAGAGAACGTACTGGATTAAAAACTCAAAATATTACAAAAGTACTCAATGTAATGAAACGAGATTATATGAAAATGTATACTGTATATCGTAAATCAGGTCATATAGTCGATTCAACAAAGCTTTAATATTTATATAAAAGGATTATCATGAGTACAGAATTTGAATTATTTAATGGCACAAATTTTTCTGATTTGATGCGTGATATTTATCATAATTCAAAAAAGAAGTCTAGACAGATTGACGGATTGATAAAAGAACTACAACCATTAATTAAAAATACTGGTGATGCTTCTGTATTAGTTCCTATGATAAAAGATTATCTTGAAGTATCTGTCAAAAACGATGATGCCTTAGTAAAATTAGCTGCAGTTGTACAACGTTTAATATCTGCTACGAATAAAGAATCTGATGATAGCGAGTTTGGTTTATCCGATGAAGAACGTCGACGATTATTAGAAGAAGCGGAATCTGAAGTTAAAAAATTGCAAGCAGATAACAAGGAAAATAATGCCGAACAATATAAATCTGCAGATCGGACAAGTAGTACAGACAGAAGATAAAATTCAATATGATCAATTTCAGGATAAAAATAATATAGATTTACTTCCTGGCTCTGTACGAGTACGTGTTCGTAGTACAACAACTGCTCTAGCTAGTGAAGTAATTGCTTTACCAGCAAATCCAAATTATTTAAATGTACCACTATATGGCGAACAAGTAATTATATTTTCTGCTATTGATGGTAAAACTCCTAATACAAAAAAAGAACAATATTATTATTTACCATATGTAAATACACATGCACAAGTTAATAATGGTATAATGCCATTTATTCAAGATACTAAGGCTAAATCAAATTCATATGGTACATCTGGAATATCTTCTACTTCTAAATCAAAAAAGCCAGAACAGATATCATTTGAAGAAAAGGATATAGTTACTATACAACCATATCAAGGAGATACAATATTACAAGATAGATTCGGATCTTCATTAAGATTTTCTAGTACTCATAAAAAGTTAGATAAATATTTACAATCTCCCATATGGGAAGGATCATCAGTAGGCGACCCGTTTATCGCATTAACATGTGGTATTGATGGTGCTACAAAAGATAATTATTATACAATAGAAAATCCGGATAAAGATGCAAGTTTAATTTATTTATCTTCAACACAAAAAATAAATAATTTAAAATTAGCTCAACAAAAAATTGGTCAAAAAACTAAACCTTTATCTTCATATAAAAATCCTCAAGTAATTATATCATCTAATCGATTAATATTTAATGCACGAGAAGATGAATTAGTATTAGTATCTAAAAAAGATATTAAGTTAGCTACTCCAAATTGGTCAGTAGACGTTGATAATTTAGTAACTCAATTAGAAGCCTTAGTAACTGCTATAACTAAAATGACACACCCTACCGGAGTAGGTCCATCCGGACCACCTATAAACATTGCAGATTTTGCAAAGATATTAACAGAGATAAAATTAATGAAACAATAATGAATAAACCATCATGGCTTTCAGCTGAGCTTCAAGGAATAATAGATAATAATAGTCCATTAAATGGTCTAAAATTAGGTATTGTACTGGCTAAATTCTCATTGACTATTATTCCTCCTACATTAGGTGCAGCTACTGGTATTATTCCAGCCATGCGTGCATATAGTTCAGCGCGTGTATACGGTAAAGTTAAAGGAATTGAAGATGCAGTGAATGCTTTTGCAACACAAAACGCTAATGGAATGTCTCCTATATCAGCTGGATTATTTACTGGAATTGCTCCACCTCCTCTTAAAGGTACTCAACCTTTATATGATACCGTACGTAATTTAAAACAGGACAAAAAATTTTTATGTGATGCATTAGCAAAAGCTATTTATATAAATTGGACTTTAGGTAAATCAATTTTTACTCCATTTGGAACTACTATACCTACCTGGAATATTCCATTTCTTTCAAAAAAGATTAAAGATGAAGCAAATGATCAAGGAGTAGATATTGATCAAATTATTTCAAATGCTAAAACAGAAATTAGATCTGCAGTACAATCATCTATTACTCAAGCAACGCGTGAAATTACATTATATGATACCGAAGAATATCAAATACGATTAGATCAATTCGATTAATTATCAACCTAATTTATTAATGTAACATATTTATTAAAAAGGATAATACTATGAGCTCAAAATCATTTGTAAAGTTATTACGAAAAATTATTAAAGAAGAAGTTCGAGGAGCAGTACGTGAAGTATTAAATGAACAAAAAGTTAGCCATAATCAAATTATCAACCATGGTATGAATTTATCTGAAATTACAGAAAATCCAATGCCTAAAGGTCCAGTTGCTAAAAAACATTTTACAAAAAATTCAATGTTAAATGATTTATTAAATGAAACGGCTAATACTGTTCCATCCCAGGAACAATTAGATTGGAACGCAATGAATTTTAAATCTGAAATGACAGATGCATTTGGTATAAGTACAAAACCTACTGCTCCGTTAGCAACAACAGGTATTAATGGAGAACCAATTAATATGAATAATGAATCAGTAGCATCTACAATGAATGCCATGACAAAAGATTATTCTGCATTAATGAAAGCTATAGATAAAAAACGTGGTAAATAATGTCTAGACCAGTATATAAATACCAACCACGTAATGAATCACCAGATGTAGCTATCGGTATTATGCTACCATTTAATGATTCTAGTAAATCAAAATCTGTTACTTCAAATTATGCATCTGGAAGTGAGGCAGGTGGTATAGTATTTGCCCAATCATATACTACACAAGATCAAGCTGTTTCAAATTTAAAAAATTTGTTGTTAACACGTAAAGGTGAACGATATATGCAACCTAATTTTGGTACTAATATTTATGATACTCTTTTTCAAAATAATGTTGATGATTTGCGATTAACTCTTAAAGATAGTTTAATAGAAGATATTGAATATTGGTTACCGTATATCAATGTAAACGATGTTGTTATATCCAGTAGTACTGATATGCATACATTATCAATTATGTTAAATTTTACAATAACCAATATTGGTTCAGAAATGGTAATTAATATATTAGCATCAGAGAATAATTTTACTGTATCAGATGCAACTCTATCATCGGAATTACAACAAATTAGTAGAGTATATTAAGGAAAGGTTAACTCATGAGTGATTTAATTAAAAAGGATGTGAAATATTTAAATAAAGATTTTGCTCAGTTCAGACAAAATTTAATAAACTTTGCAAAAAATTATTTTCCGGATACGTATCAAGATTTTAACGAATCTTCTCCTGGTATGATGTTTATAGAGATGGCATCGTATGTTGGTGATGTATTATCATACTATACAGATACATCTTTCCGCGAATCATTATTAAATTCAGCACAAGAAGATTCTAATGTATTAGCTTTATCTCATCTTTTTGGATATAAACCAAAATTAAATTCGCCGGCGACATCTAAATTAGATGTATTTCAATTAGTGATTGCATCTGGCTCCGGAGATAATGCGGCGCCTGATATGTCATATGCCTTATCAATTGATTCAAATATGGAATTAGAAAGTGAAGAAGGTGTAAAATTTAGAACAGTCCAACCAATTGATTTTAATGATGACCCAGAAATTTCTGTATATGAAATTGATGGAGATAAAAATGTTGCTCGATATCTTTTAAAAAAACAAGTTAGTGTTGAATCTGGTGAAATAAAACAATTAGAATTTTCATTTGATGATCCTAAACCATATGATCGAATAACATTACCAGATACGAATGTAATTGATATTGTAAGTATAATAGATTCTGCAGGTAATAATTGGCATAACGTTGATTATTTAGCACAAGATACTATCTTTGAAGATATTGCAAATATACCATTTAATGATCCGACTTTATCTAAATTTAGATCTACTGTACCTTATATCTTAAAACTACGTAAAACGCCTAGAAGATTTATTACTCGGTTACGTGATGATAATCGTTTAGAGATACAATTTGGGTCCGGTATTTCTTCTGATTTAGATGAAGAAATTATCCCTAATCCAAAAAATGTTGGAATGGGATTAGAATACCTTAAGAGAACAACAACTGATTCAATTGATCCTACTAATTTTTTATATACTAGTACATATGGTATAGCTCCTTCGAATACTACATTGACAGTACGTTATACTATAGGAGGAGCTGTTACAGATAATGTAGGAGTTAATTCAATAACAAAGATAAATTCTATATCATATTTAAATGAAACAAATATAGTAGATTTATCAGATTCAAAACAATCAGTCGCTGTTACAAATTCAGAGCCGGCAACTGGTGGGAAATCTAAAGATAATATCGAAAGTATTCGTCAAAATGCCATGGCAGCATTTGCAGCTCAAAATAGAGCAATTACTAGAGAAGATTATATTGCAAGAGTATATGCCATGCCGTCACGATATGGATCAGTTGCTAAGGCCTATATTGTAGGTGATACTCAAATTAACGTATCAGATCAAACGTATCCATCTGATATAATTGATAATCCATATGCATTAAATTTATATTTGTTAGCATATAATACTTCTGGGCAGTTTGTTGAATCAAATCAAGCTCTTAAAGAGAATATAAGAACTTATATATCACAATATCGTATGTTAACAGATGCTATAAACTGTAAAACAGCGTTTATAATTAATCTAGCTGTTGATTTTGAAATTATTACGCGTCCTAATTTTAATAGTAATGAGGTAATACTTGCATGTATTGCAAAATTAAAAACATTGTTATCAAACGAAAGAATGCAAATAAATGGACCAATTGATATTTCTAGTCTAATTTCATCACTTGATAAAGTTAATGGTGTACAAAGCGTTGTAGATTTTGATTTTACAAATAAAGTAGGTGGTGTATATTCTTCAAATATTTATGATGTAAAATCGGCTATTAAAAATAATATTTTATATCCTTCTTTAGATCCTTGTATATTTGAAATAAAATATCCAAATGATGATATAAAAGGAAGGGTGATTAAACCTTAAGGAGATTAAATGTATAGAATATTTTATGCAGAAAAAGATGCAACTTTATATGAACGGTATCCAGAACAAAATTCTGGTATTGACCAAATTTTAGAATTAACAAAAAATGCGTCTGGTTCTAAAATTGAAGGTAAGATTCGTAACAAGACATATAATTCTAGAATATTAATCAATTTTGGTTCGGAGATTACTAGTTTAACTACAGCTGTTACTAATGGAAAAATTCCACCGATTGGTACTGGTAATACATCTGCATCCGTGTATTTATCTTTAAAATCGTCAGATGCTTCTGATTTATTACAAACATATAATTTACAAGCATTTCCAATATCACAATCATGGGAAAATGGAAATGGTTATAAAAATGACACTCCGGAAACGACAAATGGGGTATCATGGTATTATCGAAACTCAAAAGATCAAGCAACATATTGGGAAACGGGGTCTGTTCAATATAATTGGCAACCATCGGCTACTGAAAAGGAATTAGGTGGCGGTACATGGATTACCGGTTCATTATATGAAGCATCACAATCATTTGAAAATCAGATACCTGATATACGTATGGATGTAACTGATATAGTAAATAAATGGGTTAATGGTAATATTTCTAATCATGGATTTATAATTAAACGTACACAAGAAGATGAATTATCTGGAGATGTATTAGGATCAATCAAATTTTTTGGTAGAGAATCTCATACTATATTTGTACCTAGATTAGAAGTAATATGGAACAATACGTTATTTGCAAATACATCTTCTGCTCAAATTGAATCTGATTCATATATTCCGTATTTTAAAAATATAAAATCAGAATATAAAACATCAGAAATAGCAAAATTTAGAATAGGAGTACGTCCGGAATTTCCATCAAAAACATATGTAACATCTTCATATTATTTAACCGGAGAACGATTACCTACATCATCGTTTTATAGAATTTTAGATACTGAGACTAAAGAAACTATTATTTCATATGATACGTTAGGAACTAAAATTGATTGTGATGTAAATGGTAGTTTCTTTAAATTAAGAATGGATTCATTTATGCCGGACCGGTATTATCAAATAGAATTAAAAATTGAAAGAGATGGTGGTGATGATATACAAGTATTTGATGATTTTTATTTTAAGGTTGTTAACTAATGATAGACCGATCAAAATATAGAGAATATAAATTAGCACAGACTCGTATACAAGGGAAGTTAGATTCAGAGTTTGAATTTTTTGATATCACATCAGCAACTGTTGATATAAGTACAGACGAATTTATATCAGATGTAAAATTATCTGGGGATTTTCATGATGCGTTAATTAATAATGAAATTCAAATTGCTTTAAAGTCTGGAAATATAGAGCCTATACTAATTCCTGATTATGAAACATTAGAAGTAATGTTAGTGGAGCGAGGATTAACGTATAATGCGATACAAGTTCAGACAAATATAGATGAATTTATATATGATAATTTAGAAACATTATCTAGTCGACGTTTAGAATATACCAATGTCATTAGATTTGAGAGTGGATATCGTCCAGCATTTCCATTCTTCAGAGATCCAGGAGATTATATCGATGGTAATGATTATGATGAACAAGTATATCAAAAACAAACATATTTAGAAAAACTTCGTGCACGATTTGAAGGCGAAATGATTGTATTAAATGATTTTAATGCTGATATTATAGTAGAATCGGTTAGGATGATGATTTATGGTGAATGGAGATCCATTTCATATGCAACTAGACAGAATGGTCGACCCTTCCCAGAAATAAATACATTTGAATATTATAATCATATTAATGGTTTAGGATTAGATTATGATGCCACAGCAGATTGGTATGATGATGATTCAATACTAAATGTAATGATTGATGAAGGAGTGATTACTAATTTACAAGATGATGGTTTAGGTTCGCCAGTTTGGAACGATTTTAATCATTATGAGTATAATGAAGGCGGATTACTTGGATCAGATAATAAAGATTATGTAAAACAAACGAGATATTTAAGATATATCGATGAAACAAATAACGAAGTATTTGAATTAGAATATATGCAACCATATGAACCAGAAGGTTCTGAGTTGTATTATAATGAGTATGGCGGATGGCAAGAAATATCATAAATAACATAGAAGATGTTTTAATTAAAGATGGCATAGTTGAATGTCATTATTATACGCCAGGAGATTCTCCTCGGTATATTGTAGGTGGCGTTATTGAAAATCATTTATTTGATACATCAACACTTCTTGTAAATCATAATGCAGTTTTAGATTCCTTTAATATTCGTCGTGGAAAATTTAATGTTAGTATAAACATATATAATCCAATAGTAGGATCTGCAGATTTTCCAATGGTATTCCTTAAAGAGATATCTCCAGATCGTCGTGAATTAAAACTTGAACATGTAGTAGTTGATGATCCTGAAAATCATGACGGGATGTTACAAGAGTTTGTTGATAATTTAACCGTTGATACAGAACCTGTATTAAATTTTGGTGATAATCAACTTGTAAAAATTATTAATCAAATAGTAATTGATGATGAATTAATAATACGATTATTAGAACCGTTACCAGCAGATATTGAAGAAGGTCAATCAGCTTGGATTGTTGATGAAATTGCAGATTCATTTGATGATACTATAATTATAAGTTTAACAGATGATACTTCTAATTTATATACAGAACTACTCGGTCCAAACTTTAATATTGAAACATCATATGGTACTATCACAGAAACAGATTTTGAATCATGGAATTCATTATTAAATGCAAATACTGCTACATCTCAAGATATAAT